TTCTTCAGCTACTTTAAGAACATTAAGAGCAGATAATGCTATATCAAATGGCAATCTATGGCATCATTATGCAGTTACTTTTGCAAGTGGTACAATGAAAATGTATGTAGACGGAGATGAAGTGTCAGCATCTACAAGTGGAGCAACTGTTACATCTATTAAACAAGATGGAACTGCAAATGTAGTTCTTGGATGCGTTAGTACATCAAGTACACCAAGATGGTTTTTTAGTGGATTGCTTGATGAAGCAAAAGTCTATAATCGCACATTATCATTAGCTGAAATCAATAAAAATTATAAGCATGGCAAAGGAAAGCATAAAAATGACTAATACATATTTAATATTAACCAAAGCAGTATATGAAGGTAAGCTACCAAGCAAACTCAAAACTGCGGATAGATTATCTTGGAATGAGTACACTTATAAAGATGTAGAAAAGACTGCTACCAGACAAGTTGACAAGTACGATTATTACCCATCAGATGATAACACAAAAGCAGAGATAAAAGCGTATATGGATGATTGTGGCGTAGATTATTCATCAAGCGACACCAAAGCAGAGCTACTTGAAAAGCTCATGTTAGAGCCTCATTCTGTACCTAAAAAAGATGAAGAGTATACGTACACAACTCAAGAAATTGATAAAACCACATTACAAAACCCAAGTTGGCAAGAGTGTGCATTTAAACAAGGCAAATTAGGCGCACCAAGATGGAATAAAGACAATACAAAAGTATTAGTAAAGTATGAATTAGCAATAGCCGATGGGACATTAGACCAAGTTAAAAGAGTTAGTGGCATTACTGCTTTATCTCATAGTGAATGTTTATCTGAAATGAAAAAGGATGAATGGTCTGGTGAATGACGATTTAAAAGATTACATAACTATAATAGCATTTTTAGTGATAGTGCTTGGTGGGTTGGTTTTACTTGGAAGTTGCGATAGTGGATGGTCAGTTGTTGGTTATGAGGTATGAGTGATGAAAAAACGTACAGGAGTTATGGGGTCACTAAACTTGACGATAATATGCGGATTAGTCTTAACCTTAAGTGGCTTGGGCAAATTATCGTGGGAGTTGGCATCGTTGTCATGGGCTACTTACGTATTGAAAATCGGATTGGAGAACTTGAACGAAGAATGGAACTTGCTAATTCCAGAATTGAAGAACTTGTCAGCAAACATATAGCTGAAGAAGAAGTAAAAATAACACAAATGCAAGAACAATTAGAATGGTATCAAACAGAACTAAACTTAAATCCCTTATCCTGGGGAAAGAAAAAAAGGAAAAGAAAGTAATCTTAACTGAAGATGACTTTAATCATAACTATTTTATAAATCGTGAAACGCGGAGAAAAAAATAATGGAGTTCATGCAGATTTACAGCGAGGCGGGTATGATAGGTGTCGTAGGGGCTTTGCTAGTGTATATGGTATTCTCTATGAACAAAAGAGGGTCTGCGCAGGCAGACGCTTTGCAAGACCTAAAGACAGAAAATAGAGGTCAAAGCGAAACTCTTGAGAATACTGAAGGAATGATAATTAAACTTATTGGAAGATGGAATCAATCTGATGATAAGATGGATAGAAAATTTGATGCACTAAATAAAGAGATAAATGATTTAGATAATCAAGTCTCGGAAATTAAAGGTGTTATTAGTAGATTAAACGGAAAGCACTAATGAAGTTAAATACAAATATATCACTAGAAAACATAGTAACAATTATTACTTTAATATGTTCTATAACATTAGCATTTGGTTTTATGCAATATGATATAGATTTATTAAAAGAAGAATTAGAATTAAAAGCAGATAAAAGAGAATTAATATCTGATAGAAAGTTAATAACTTATAAGTTAGATGTAATGATGGAAGATATTACAGAAATAAAACAAATACTAAAGGAGAATAAATAATGGAATGGTTAACATGGGGAAATGGTGCTTACTTAATTGCTATTGTATTGGGTGGTGTAGCCACATTAGTAGCAACAAAGTATAGACCTGCTTTAAAAGAATTAAAAGAAGTTGCTCAAAAATACAATGAAGCTATGAAAGACGGTAAAATGAGTGCAAAAGAAAAACAAGAATTAGCAAAAGAATGTATGGATGTCGTATCCGCAGTTCTTAAACTATTTGTTTGGAGATGGTAATGCCCGAACAAGTAGTTAAAAAAGTAAAGAAAAAAAAAGAATCTGTAGTGCAAATTGATGAAACAATGATGCTTGTACTAGATAAACTAAATGAACTAGAAGAAAGACTAGAAAAAATAGAAGGTCGAATGGGATTATAATATGGCTCGTAAACAAGGAAATATGCCTGCTAAAAATAAAAAGAACTTTCGGTCCACTAAGTCTGGAGCTGGAATGACACGAGCAGGTGTTAGAGCATATAGAAGTATGAATCCCGGTTCTAAGTTAAAGACAGCAGTAACTGGTAAAGTAAAAGCTGGTAGTAAGTCAGCAAAACGAAGAAGTAGTTATTGCAGTAGGTCAGCAGGTCAAATGAAAATGCATAACATTAGTTGTTCAAAAACTCCTGATAAAAGGATTTGTGCAGCTAGAAGAAGATGGAAGTGTTAGTATGTCAAAAAAAGATGCGTGTTATTTTAAAGTAAAAGCAAGATACAAAGTATGGCCATCAGCATATGCTTCAGGAGCATTGAGTAAATGCAGAAAAGTTGGAGCAGCTAATTGGGGTAACTCAAAGAAAAAGTAATGGCTAAAGAAGGTTTAAGAAAATGGTTTTCTCGCAATCAAGGTAAGGGTTGGGTAGATTGTAAAACTGGAAAAGTTTGCGGAAGAAGTAAAGGGGAAAAACGAAAAGGTTATCCCGCTTGTAGACCTACAATGGCTCAATGTACATCTGCAATGAAAAAGAAAACGAGCAGTAAACGAATAAGTTGGAAAAAATAACAGGAGTATATTATGCCAATGGGAAAAGGAACGTATGGTTCAAAAAAAGGAAGACCTAAAAAGTCTAGAAAACTAGGTAAATATAAAGGAATTGATTTTATACAGAAGCTTAGAAGAAAAAAGTTAAAAATAAAAGATAGTGAAGAAGCAGGTCGTGTAGGTGCTAAAGCTAAAAAAGCAGTAAAGACAAAAGGTGGAACATATGTAAAGTATGAAAAGAAATCTGCATCTGCAAAGAGTTTTAGAAGTACATTTAAATCTAAATGTTCAGCAGGAGCTAAGTCATTTAGTTGGCAAGGAAGGTCTTATAGCTGTGCTAAAGCATCACCTAAAAAATCTGGTCCTAGTAAATCTCAAGCTCAAGCAGATTTAAAAACATCTATGACTAATAAAGATACAAGATATAGAAGTTAATAAATGTCTGATGTATTTGGATTAGCAGATGTGTCTAGTAAGGACACTGGTCGAGGGAGTGTCCTAAAGACTGGAGGAATGCGAAGAAAACATAATAAAGGAAAAAAGAAAATGCCAAGTAAAATGAAATGTAAAACAGGTTGGAAAGCAATGGGATATAAATCTATGTCTGATTGTCAAAGTTATGGTAAAAAGAAAATGACTCAAAAACCAGATACTAGTGCTAAAGACGAAGGTTCTAAAAGAGAAAAAGATAGAGCAATAGCTGCTAACTCAAGAATGAAAAAACAATTAGCTAAAAACAGAAGTTCATATTAATGAAAATAGATGTAGACTTATTTGCAGACGATGCAGGCTTTGGTGACACAGTCGGTAGAGCAATCAATGTAGTTACTAGAGGAAAAATAAAGGAGTGTGGAGGATGCAAGAAAAGAAAGAAATTCCTGAACAAGATAATACCTTACAGGAAATAGCAAAAGGTGGAGGCCGTATATCTGGAAAAGAAGGTGGTCTCAGATTAGATGTTTTTAAACACGATGAAATAGCTTATAGTAATGGTACAGACTTTAGTACAGAAGATTGTGCTGTTTGTGAACTTCCTGAAACTGCTCAAAGATATATAGTAGAAGATATAGAATACGAAGATTCTAGGGGCAGATAGTGCCTAAACAAATTATAGAAATAAATCCATTTCATGGGGGAATGAATAATAATACTGACCCCAGAGATTTACAGCATGATGAGTTAGCAAATGCTCAAGATATAATGGTAGATAGAATAGGTCGAATTAGAACAGGTCCTGATATATCTGCTCACGCATCTAATTCTCCTTCTATTACTATAGACAGTATAGATGATAGACCCGGTACTTCTTTATTTGCTTTTAGTCATGATTATGTAAATGCAGGATTTACAAGCAATAATTTAATAAAAAATGGTTCTTCTAATATGAATAGTGGTACTATATGGGGAGGGTGGACAGCTTCTACTGATTGGGGTGCAACTTCATCACAATTTACATTTATAGGAACAACTGGTGGTTCAGATACAATTACTCAAACAGCAGCTAATAGAATAGATAGTGGTCACAATAGTAAATCGTATACATTGACATATACAATATCTGATTATGCTTTAACAAGTGGGAGTCCAAGTTTAAAAATAAAAGGCGGTTCTGGTGAATTTGCATCTGCAGATGTAGCGTTAACCTTATCAAATGGTACACATACTAAAGTTTTTACATCTCATTCTAGTGCATCAACTGGAGTTTTTAGTTTGCAATCAGCTAGTGTGCAAGTAGTATTTAAATTAGATAATATTTTATTAAAAATGAATGGATTAAATTCAACAGGAGATAATTACTTAGCATTATATATGAATACAAGTAGTAAATATAGATTTGCTATATATAGTTATTCAACAGATACTTGGACTTTTAAAGATGATGGATTAAGATTTAATAGTGTGTCATCAACAGCTAATCCAGTTTTTTCTTATGCAGATGGTGTATTAAGAATAGTGGATGGATTGAAAGGTGAAAACGCATACAAAATATGGTATTCATATATACAAAGATTTAGATGGGGAACGACTACTTCTTCTGTAGATTTATGGGCGTTTGCTCAATCTTCTTTAATTCCTCCAATTGATGCAGATATTCCAATAGATACAAATTCTCCTACTTCTAATTATACTCCAGATGAAGGAAAATTTTTAATTGCAAATCCACATGGTTTTACTACTAATGTTTCTAAATCAGGAACTTGGAATCCTAATGGAGTTAGTGGAACTTCCCATGGTTCTAGTAGCGATTTAAGAAAACTCGTTGCTTCTTCTGATGTATTTACATCTAACATGGTTGGTTTAAAAGTTGTTATGGGTTCAGATACATCAACTATAACAGGTTTTGAAAGTACTACTGTTGTACATACTGAAAGCGTTAATTGGGCTGATTCAACTGCTTTTCATGTTTATGAACAATATGATATTGGATTTAGTTGGATGTATGATGGTAATCAAGAAAGTTTAATACATAATAGAACTATAGCTGTAAATACTCAAAAAAATAATTGGTCTTTTATAATTGATACTATTCGATGTGGGTATGATTGGGATACTGAAACAACTGCAAGAAAAACTGGAATGCAAATGTATTATAGAAAAAATTCTGATACATCAAAAACATGGTATCATTTAGGAGAATTTGATTTTAATAAAGGATTTAGAAAATCAGATGAAGATGATTTTACGATAACTTGGTCTCAAGTAACTTTAGATATAGAATATAAATTAGATAATATAATTATACATAATACTCCTACGTTAGAAACATATGAATCAAGAAATGGATATAAAAATAATATTAATCAATTTTTAGATTTATCAGACCCAGATAATGAAGGAATGGGTTACTCTGTTTCTACAATAGCAAATAGAGTTCATTACATTGCTAATGTAAAATACAAAAATTCTGAAGGAGCTGTAAGAAACTATGGTGATGTAATGTTTAAATCTGTTGTTAATAAGTTTGATACATTTCCATTGTCAAGAAGATTAGAAGTAAGTGTTCAAGATGGAGATGAAATAACTGCTTTAGCATCATACGCAGATAGATTATTACAATACAAAAAAAATAAAATGCATTTAATAAATATATCTCAAGAAGTAGAATTTTTAGAAGATACATTTAAATTTAAAGGAGTAGAAAGTCAAGCCTCTGTATGTGAAACAGATTTTGGTATTGCGTGGGTAAATTTATTCGGATGTTATTTATATGATGGTAGACAAGTTCTTAACCTATTAGAACAAAAAGGTGTTAGAAAAATTTCACATAGTAGTTGGAATGATTCTCAACATAAACCTTCTATCGCATATTCTCCTAAAAAAAGACAATTAGTTATTGGTAAAGATTATAGTGGTGGAGATATAGCAGCTGGTAATGGAGATGCTTGGATATATGATATGGTTACTAAAAGTTGGGTATTGCAAGTAGATAATGGTGAATATTTAACAGATGATGGAGGTGGAACTTCTAATCTTGTTACTGACCATCTTGGTAATATAGTTTTTTGTATGGGAACTGGAGATATGAAAACTATTGATATGTCATCAAGTGGAGCTAAAAGTGGTATAAACATAAAAACAGCTGATATGAATTATGGAGACTCTGGAGTTCGTAAAAAAGTATACAGAGTTAGGCTTTCATATAAAGGAGATGCTAGTAGTTTAAATGTAAGATATAGTACAAATGGAGACACAAATACTCTTAGGCAATTTGAAGGTACTTCAAGTGGATTACCAAATGGTAGTGCAACAAATACCCCATTAGAAAATAAAGCAAGCGATACAAGTCAATGGCATCATGCAGAATTAAAACCTGCTGATAGTTCTAAAGCTACAAACATATTTAGTTTTCAAGTACACATGGATGGAACTGCAGGCGCAACATTTGAAATAAATGATTTATCTGTTGTATTTAGAATAAAGAATGTTAAATAATGGATAGACAAGAAAGAGTTTCATTACATAAAAAACAAGAAAGAACATCTATTAATGAAGGTGTTCCTACTTTAAATGAATTAATCGAAGGAGTTCCTGTGTTTAGATTAGTATCTAGTGATTTAATTGAGTATGTTAAACATAGGAATATTCTTTATAAAAAAGTGCTAGATAAAGCATAGCAATATTATTAAATTAAATTATGGCAACTAACTTATATAAAGCTTACATTTCGGGTGGAAAGGCAACAGGAGAGTATTCTTCAAATCTTAGAAGTATTGAAGATACATATTCTAATATAGAGCTAACTGGTCAAAAGTTTGCTATTAAAAGAGAAAAAACTGATAATGTATTAGATACTTTATCTGCTGGTCTTGAATTAGCAAGTACAATATCTGGTGGATACCGAGATAAAAAGAAATTTGAATCTGAATCAATGCCAGCTGCTCAAAAAGCAATTGCAGAAAAATCTTATGATTCTAGTAAGTATGATAATATGTCTTATGGAGATTTTCAAAAAAGTGATAAATTTAAAGATTACTTTAAATCATTTGCTCCTAAAAAAGTAAAAATGAGTTTATTTGAATCTTTAATTTCAGAAGAACCTATGTATAGTGTAGGAGATAAGTCTTTAAAAAAATCTGACATATCATTAATTGGTCAATTAAGTGAATCAAAAAGATTAGCAGGATTAACAGGTTCTAATATTGAAGATGTTATTAACGTAAAAAAAGATATGTATTCAGAAGCTAAAAATAATGTTAAAACAAATAATAAATCTAAAATAGATAAAATTAATGATTTTATATATGGAGATTTATCATATGAAGAATTAACGGAAGATGATTAAGATGAATAGTTTAGCAAAAAATCATTTATCAACATCTAGTCAAATGGGAAGATTTGGTGATGATAGTATAAGATTTGTTGATGGAGAACTTTCTCATGTAAATACTAAAGAAGCTAATTTAATAGATTCATTAGGAAAATCTGGAGAGAGTATGGTAAAAAATATAGGTTCTGGAACTATTAATCCAAATACAGGAATGAAAGAATACTTTCCGTGGTTAGCGGCTGCTAGTGTTGCTTTAGGAGCAATAGGTTCATATACTTCTGGTAAGTCTGGTAGACAACAAGCAGAAGCTCAAGCTGACATAGCTAGGCAAGGTTTAAAAGAAATACAAGAAGCAGAAAAAAGTTTAGAAGGAGTATTGTTTAGTAAAGAAAATATTGCAAAACAAGAATATCAAAAAGACCTACAAAATCTTTCAACAGGAACAGGATATAAATTAAAAGATTTAAGAGCAAGTTCTGAACAAGCTATGAAAAAAACTGGTTTTGCTAATTCAGGAGCTGTTCAAGAACAATCAGAACAAATGCTTGGAAGAGTTAAAGATTCTTATTCTATGAGTAAAGATGATTTAATGGGCAACTTAGGTCAAAAAATGGGAGAAATAACTTCTTTTTATGAAGGTGAAAAAGCAAGATTAAAAAGTGAAAAATTTAAATTAAATAAACAAGCAGATTTATATGACCAACAATCTGATAATTGGTATTTAGGAAAAAACTTATTTGGGTAAATTATGGCTAGTGATGTATTAAGGTCTGTAAATAGAATATTACAATATCAACAAGAACGAGAGAGTAGAAAAGTTCAAGAGTCTTTAGCTTTAATGCAATTTGGTATTCAAAAAAGACAAGCAGATATAAAAGAATATTCTATGCAAATGGAAACAATTGATAAATCTAATAAACAATTTAAATTAAATATTGCTGATAACTTTATTCAAAATTCTGGATTAGAATCTATAATGAATGTAATACCATCAGGAATAACAGACGCTGGTGAGGCCACAGAATCTTTAGCAGAAATAACTAAATTACTTACAAAAAAACAATATGGAAAATTTAATAAACAAAATGCTAGTAATATAGCAAATGCATTATGGGTTTATAAAAATGCAGAAGAACCTTCTTCTGTTGTAAATTTAGCAAACAATATAGAATTAATGTATTCTAAAGATTTTAAGGGAACTGAATCTAATAGAAATCTATTAGAATCATTTGGTAAAATAAGTAACATTTCTCAATTAAGGAATGTTTCTAAACAAGCAAAACAATCACTACAAAATGATGCTAATATATTAAAAGAACAATATGAGTTTGGTCAGGGAGATACAAAAATACAAAGTTCATTTGGTATGTTTGCTCCTGAAGTAGTTAATCAATTTAAACAACAACAATTAAAAGATAGTGATTTAGGTAGTTTAGCAGATGAATTTGAAAGCATGGATGACGTTGAACCAAACGACTTAGAAGATAAAAAAACTTTAACAACGGATGATAGATTGTCTTCTTATAATAGTTTATCTGATTCTATAAAAGAAGATACAAAAGATTTAAACAGACTTAAAAAATTAGATAATCAAGGTTTTAAAGTAGATAAAAATGAAATGGAACTTCTTGTTAATGACATTGAAAAAGCAAAGGGAAAAAGAAACTCTATGGTTGGGTTAATAGGAGATGTAGCTCGAGAAGAAAACATAAAAAGAAATGTTGAAAAAATAGAAGAATTAGCAGATAAAATTTTAGAAGACAATGATTTACCATCAACAGAAGAAAATTTAAGAATTGCAAAAGCAAGAGCTGCTGACGTTATAAGACGAGTTCCAGCTTTACAATTTGAACAATCTCCAACTTCTTTAGGAATACAAAGAGGAGCTGATGATTCTTATGGTCGTATTCAGAGATAAAAATGGCAGATAATTTAACTTTACAATTAAAAGAAGAATTAGCTAGAAGAGGAAAAGTTGTTACTGATTCTCAAGTTCAAAGTTTTTTAGATAAAAAAATTAAACAAGTACAACAAACATCTTCTCAACAAGTACCCCAACAACAATTACAATCAAATCAAAGTGAATATCCTGATTGGTTTAATTATGATGAAAAATCAACAACAGATAATACATTATCAAATGCTTTAGGCGTAGGATTGTGGTCTTTTGCTGATAGTGCTTTATTTGGAGTTCCAGGCGCATTAGTAGAAGAAGAAGATTATTTAGACTTTGAAGACCCATTAGCAAAATGGTTATCAGCTGCAGGTAGTTTTGCAGGATTTATAGGTGGAGCTCCAATGAAACTTGGATTAAAAGCAGGTACTGCAGTTGCTTCTAAACTAGCTCCTAGAATGGTAGGAAAACAAGGTATTAATACTGTTGTTAAAGGAATGAGAGGAATAGGTAAGGATGGAGGATTAAGCAATAAAGCAATTAAGCAAGCAACAGGTGGATATAGAAGTCTTGTACAAAAATCTCAAACAGATAAAATGTTGCAAGGTGAAAAGTTTGGAGAAGCTGTTGCTAAATATAGAGATGAATATGTAGAAATGGGATTGCAAAATGGTATTCTTAAAAATGCAGATGAAGCTGAATCATTTAGAAAAATGTTTTTAATGGATGATGTACCCGGTGGATTCAATGTGTTTAAAAGACCTGTTCAAGATTTACAATCTTTAGCTATTGCTCGATATGGAGATGATAAGTTAGGTAGGTTTATTGGGCACGCAGCTAATGATATCATGATATTTTCAATGATAGATACAATCTTTGAAGGTGTTAGTGTGTATGAAGACCAAGAATTTGATTGGACTGCACCATTATGGGGAGCTGCTAATGGTATAGCATTTTCATCATTATCATTTTTAAATCCTAAAGGTAAATCATCATCTTGGTTAAAAGATTTTAGAGTAGGTGTCCGAGCGGCTTTTGGTGGTAAAAGTCCATACAACAAATTAAGTGATGACCAATTAGCAGGAGTATCTAGATATATAGGTAAATCATTAAAAGATAATGGAGAAGATGGAATTATTAGAGATTTTAAATACAATGGTAAAACTGCTGATAGTATTAATTTAGTTTCTATGGGAGACCATGTAGGTTTTGAACTTGGTTCATCTAGAACTTTACAAGAATTTAAACATCATTTTGGTGATGACGCAGGTAAAGCAATGAAATCTTTTCTTGAAAGTCAACGAAAGAAATTTGGTAGAGAAATAATGAAATGGTCTACAAAAGATGAAGCTGCTAACTTAGTTCAAGTTTGGCCTAGAATGGTACTAGGGGGTTTATTCTTTAATTCTCAATCATTTTATCATATGTACGCTAATGACCAAGATTTAGATTTTTCTACGGATATACTACCTAATTTCCTTATTGGTGCATACATACAAAGAAAGACTAACCCTTCTAGGTTTGATTTAAGTCCAAATAATATGAATCAAGCTCGTCAAAATCTTGCATTATTAGGTTTTGATTCTGGTCAATTAACAGAAATACCATCATTGCAACAACCTCAAAGTAAATTTAGAAATCCATTATATACAGATAAATATAAAAAATTAATTGAAGTAGCTGAAAATGAAGGAATTATATCTGATGATTACGCAGAAATGGATACAAAATTAGAAAATGATGATTCAAGTGTAGGGTTGCCTAATAATAGAAATGAAGGATTTGAAAAAATATATGGATGGTTAAAAGGTATAAGAGCGTATCAAAAACCATTAGATAATATATCTGAAACCTCATCTAAAAAAATACTTGATGAATGGAAAAAAGTAGACCCCGATACAAATTTAGAATCTATTGATTCTGTAGAAAAAATGTTAGATACCGAATCATTAAAAATGACTGAAGAATTTGAAAAAAACTTTCCTACTATAATAGCACAGTTAAAAGGTGTGGATGAATTAAACATTATAGAAGATGGAACTGGTAAAGAATCTAAATTAAAAACACCAGAGCATGTAATGCTTAGTGGTGAAATTCAAAAATTAGCAAGAGAAGGTAAATTAGATTGGTTAGAATCTGAAGGTCAAGAAGCAGTAGAAAAATTACAAAAATCTTTTGATGGATTAAATGCAATTATAAAAACATCTTTTGATATTGACCAAATAAAAGTAAATGAATCGCCAAGTGAAAATTCAAAAACAATTTCTACTGAAGAAAATGTTAGAAAAATATATGAAACAATTACTAGAGAAGAATCTAAAATAGATAATTTATATGCAGATAAAAGTTCTATGTCTTCTAAATTTAGTTTTACTGATAACTTTAACGATTATAGATATGCTGTCCAAAGAAATTATGCAATAAGAACCGCTCAAGGAATAACAGATATATTTAAACCTTCATATGATAAAGCAGAAAGAGATACTTTAATAAGATATATGAAAGATTCTGGATTGATTACTTTTGATGGGCCTACTTCTAACCCATTACTTGTTAATAATGTAGACCAAGTAAAATTTAAAGAATCTGGCGACGCTGAAAAAGATGGAGAAAGAAAAAGATTTTTAGGTAGAGTACTTGCTATACAATCTGTTGTAGGTAATTATAATAGAACAAATATAAATGTAGAAAATGTTGATGGTTCTAAAATAGATACATTAAGAACTAAGTTATCAGAGTTAGGATATAATGAATCTAGAATGCCTTTATGGATGCATAAACATATTATGGATTTTGCATTTAGAGAAAAAATAGAAGGCACTAAATTAGAATTAGCAGATGTAGATGGCATTATGTCTTTGTCTTCTTTAGGTATGGCTTCTGTTGGTGTTGATGTTTCTGGACAAAAAACATCTGGATTTTCATTAAAGTTAATTGACACTACTATATTAAACGAAGGTTCTACTTTGGTAAGTGGAATGTCGGAAGCAGATATAATTAGTTACAATGATAGAGTAAGACAAATAGAAGAAAGGTCAAATGGATTAGTTACGATTGAAACTGACCCTGTATTAGTTACTGATATGTCTATGTTAAAAATAATGGTAGACTCTTTAAACCCTGAAACATATGGTAACACTCCTGATGCAAGTTCATCTGCTAAAGGAACATTAATGGAATTTATTAATTTAGTAGGAACTTCTAATATACCAGGTTCTAAGAAGTTTCAAGACCAATTAGGTAGGTTTATAGAAGAGAATGGACCTGAAGCAGAAACAAGAGCTTTGAGATGGTTAAATGAAGCAGGTTTAGTAAAACTTAAAGAAGGTGAAAGAAAATTTGAAATAGACTTAAAAGATTTTAATGACCAAGTAGCATTAAGATTAGGAAAAAGAATTGATAGATATGGAGTAACGCCAGAATATGCTGAAAGAATATATCAAACATTAGAAAAAAATTCTAGAGATAGACAAATGCTAGATTCTGGTGAAGGTGATTATGTAAAAACTATAACTATGCAAGAGTTTTTTCAAAGATATAGAGTAAATGGAAAAGTTGCTACTCCTGCTAATATACAAGAAGAAACAATAAATAAAATATTATTTGATTCATGGGAAGGTAGAAAAGTACCAAAAGCAGAAGTAATACAAAATTTATTTGATAAACTATATGTTCAAAATGGTGACAAATCTGATTGGGTAAAATTTTCTGATTTATCAAATCCAAAGCAACAAAAAATGAAAGCATCAATGCATAAAGATTTTATAGCATTAATTGGTGGAAGATTAAATCAAAAAACTCAAAATGTAGTAGAATTTAAAAATGGAAAATTAAGAGCAGGGAAAGAAGTAAAACAATCTACAAGATATGATTTGTTATTAGATGAATTAGGTATAGAACATTATAATATAGACCCTTTTATTACTACATATATTTTTTCTCCTAATGGTAGAAGGATTCAAAGAAAAAGAGTAAATGTTTTTGGGGAGACAACTAATCTCCCAAAATTTAATCAAGATTTAATTAAATCATTAAGACAAGATTTTGATTCTAATTTAAATATAGCAACAGAAATTGAAGGAAAAGATATAAGAGGTCCTTTTGGAGAAACTGGATTAGCCTCTATGAGACTTGCTCCTAATATGAGTCCTATTGCTATACCATTTGAACAATTAAAAAATATAAAAAATAAATTTGATGATTTTGCTAAGTTATATACTTCTGATGAAAGTTTGTTAAAACAAGAACAAAAAAATGTTATAACAGATATACAAGAATCATTACAAAAATCAGAAGATAATGGTAGATTAGCACCTACTGCTGATTATTCAGCTGCTTTAAGAAGGTTAATGTTGCAAGATATGCTTGTAGGAGCTGATGGAGATAAACTATTTATAGATTTTGTAAATGGAGATGTTTCTAGTATTGATAAATTATTTGGAAGAACAAAATTATATGATACTAAAAAGTTTGTAACATATGATTCTGAATTTATTTTAGATGTTGCTGATAGTTTTAAATCTATAGGAGATAAACCAACTGAAAAAGTATTAAGAGATAGATTAAGAAAAAATAACTTTGGTGTTGTAGTTTGGAATGATGAGCAAACTGCTGACGTTAGAACAGAAGTTGAGCAATACATAAAAGACAATAATATAGATTTTAATCTAGATTCAATATTAGGAGAAGCTCACAAAGATGTAAGTGGTTTTGATAGTATTGCTTATATAAGTAAAGATACTTTAAAGTTTTTTCACACTATGATGGGACATAATCCAAATTCTCCAAATCCTATTAAACCAGTTATATCATCAGGCGGAGCAAACTCACCTCTTCTTATGGGTAAAACATTATTTGTTTATTCAAAAGATTTAGATGGGTTTTTTAATAATCAAAATAATAGAGATGTAGATATTATTCTTTCTTCTAGTGGAGCAAAAGCATTAAACGCAAATATTAAAACAGATAGCAAAGGAAAATCATTTGATAATTCACTTATAAATAATGTTGAATGGGGTGAGTTAAATAGTTTTAAAATTTCAGGAAATCATTTAAGAAGAATATCTTTAGACTCTATTGGTATAAAACCAGAAAAAGATGTAATAAAAAGCACTGGTAAAATTTCTCCAGCTGATATGAATTATGCTGATAATGTTGAATCAGGTAAATATTTTAACGATGAGATAGCATCCCCATTAAATAAATCATTAAAAAATGCTCAAGAACAAATAAAAAATCCAATATCTACTAGGCAATGGATAAGAGACCAATTTGGAGATGAATCATTAATATCTATGGTAGATGGAAGTGAATCATTAAATAGTTTAAATGGATTAGGTTTTTTTGCAGGTCTTACAAGAGATGCTAATCCTATGAGTTATAGTGAATCAATGGTTAAAAATAAAATATATGGAGCATACATAGACCCATTAATTAATAATAAAAGGTCAGTAACAAATCAATTTAACCAATTAGATTCTGAAAGATATGGTGGGCAAGCATCATTAATACAAGCTCCTATAAACTATTCACACAATAAAGCAAGATTAAAGCCTACACTTGTTGATGGAGAAGGTAAAATGTCTAGTAGAGGAGAAGTTGTATTACCTAACATAGAAAAAAAACAAAAAATAGCTAAACTAATTAGTCAAGGTTATCAATTAAAAATTGTTGAAAATGATAAAATACATGACCCATCAAAATTATTTAAAGAATTAAAAGAAGATTGGGATATAAATTTAGACCTTGATATTGAATTGGGCGATTTGCACGATTTAGTACAAACTTTAGGCGTAGAAAATAATAGACCTAATCTACAATTAGGAATTATTGTAAGAAGAAATCCAAGAACAAGGCCAAATGATTTATCACTTATGGGATTAAAAGGATTCTTAGATGAAACATATGGTAATTCTATGATGATAAACAGTTTAGATGTTGTTAATATTTTTGAAGGTGATTATGACGCTGATAAAGCAGATTACTTTTTTGCTCAAAAACAAAATATGTATGAACATATTCAAAGGACATCTCAAGCTTTTGTACAAGGGATAGACCCTACTAAGTTTATGAAAAATTCTGATTTTACTTTTACTACTAATACAACACTTGAAAATGATGCAGTCGAAAAAATGGCTGCTGATTTAGACCTTTATAAATCTTCAATTGGATTAGTTCAAAAAGTTCCAAGAATGTTAAACTATTTAGCAAATTTAGGACAAGATGTTCCAGTAGAAATAATAGATGGTAAAAAAGTTGCTACCCAAAAATCTATGGTAGGTGAAGAAAATTCTAAAATATTATATGAAGGACTTACTGAAAAAGGGCAAGATTATAAAATTGTAATGGATTACGACAATTTAGATTTTTATTTAAGGTCTGCTCTTGAAACTCAATATATAATAGATGGTAAGGGTGATTTAAATGAAAACATAGCATCTGATATATTTTCTTGGAGAGATGATTTTTTATTCCCAAGACATGATAAATCTAAATCATCTAGTCAATTAAGAGCAATGAATGAAGTTGATAGAATTGGATTTCATCAACAAATGTCTAAAGATGGAAGCAATAGAAAAGGTGAAAGAGTAAGGATATTTAAAAAGTTAACAAAACAAGATGATGGAGCTTATGCTGATATAGAAGACGTAGGTAATTTAGATAAAGCAATAATTAGAGAATTGCTATCTGAATATGGTAAGATGTTACAAGTAACTGGAAATACTGCTTATGAAAATAGTGGTGAACAAAAAAGAGTTACATACGAAGATATTATGAGTGCTTCTGATAGGTTTTTTAAGTTTAATCAAAATTTAAGAAAATCATTATATTATAGACTTAGAAATAAATATCAAAACATGAAAAGAGATAATGAAGGAAAGCCAATAAGTAAAGAGCAATGGAAAGATAGTAAAGAATTTCAAGATTTATTTGGAGTTAAAACAGAAACAGCAACAAAAGGTAAAAAATCTTTTAGTTGGCAAGTTTCTAAAAATGAAAGAATGTTTAATAATTCTATTACTGCAAATGCAGAAGAGTTTGCTTCTGGTCAAAGAGGTTCTCCTATTGAAAGAACATTGCACAAATTATGGGATGCTAATTTATTTGAAGAATCAAGAGTAGAAACACTTACAGGACAAACAAAAGAAGCAATGAATAATTGGTATGATGAATTTGTGTTTGATACTAGAATGTCTGAAAATAATTTAAAAGAATCATCTAATATGTTAAAGTCAAATGTTTTAAAAACCACATTTGATATAAATGGAAAAATTAATTTAATAAAATCGCTTAATAAAAAAATCATGCAAATTAAGTTTAATAAAACTTTAAGGTGGGATAGAAGAAAAAAAGCGATGGATACAATTAATGATTTAAAAGAAGAAGTACAAAAAGAAGTAAAAGATTTTTTAAGTAAAAATTATTTTAAAACTATGTCTAGTAAAGATTTAGATAATATAGAATTTGTCGATGTTAATACTTCGAACATGAAAAAAGGAGCTATTTATTATTCTACATTAGAACAAATAAAAAGATTTATGCCTTTAATTAATGGTACTGATGGATTTGGATTAAACGAATCTGCTATTAATGATATTAAACAAATTAAAGATTACAGAAGATTGTTTTATGGTAATCAAGACAGGTTGGGTGAAATATATAAATATGGAGCTAAACAATCACTAAGTCCTGAACAACAAAAATTGCTAGAACAATTTCCAGACCAAAACACTTACACAGATATAGAAACTTCATTACTTTTTAGAGGTGTAAACAAACATGGGTTAAAATTTCTTTGGGGATTTATGCAACCTTCTTTAAACAAAAAATCTATAGGTATTTTTGAAGGTAATCCTATTGCTGTTCCTTTTGAAGCTAAAGAAGGCTATGACCCATCTAGTAGATATAGAAGAGGATTAAATTTCTTAACTCAATTAGCAATGAGAGATTCTTTATCTGGTGAAACATTAAATTATCAAATGAAAGGATTAGCTAAAACAGCTCTTGCGTATATACAAACTACTGAAGCTCAATTTGAAAGATTTTTTAATAAAAGATTTGATATGAAAAATTTAATATCAGATAATTTAGGAGATGCTTATTTGTTTGGAGATAAAGCACAAAAGAAATTAGTTTACGATGCAATAAAACTTCCTAATTTTCATAAAGACTTTGAACAAAGGTTTGGAGATTTTGGTACAATACAATGGACAGGAACTGGAGAAAGAATTAAAAATGGATTTGGTTTATTTAATGACCACTTATTTAATTTTTATAGAGATATAATGTCAGCAGCAGGTAAAGAAAAAGAATTTGATACATACTTAGACGAAATGAGTAATTTACAAGATTTAATGATGAGCAATAATGTTCTTAGTCCTATTGCATATGTACACGCTAGAAATAAAATGGATGTTGATATTAGAAACATTGCTCAAAAAACTCTTGGGCAAGCATTAAGACAGGGTAATTTATCTACAGAAGTATCTAATAAACTTCAAGGTAATCCTGTATTTGCTTTAATGGGTGGGGATACTTTCTTTAAAAATTTAAACTTAGAAAGACCTGCAAAAACAGGAACAGACAGTTTAAAAGAAGTTTATGCTAAAGCTAAAGCAGTAGAAAATGTTAAAAACGATTTACCTATTGATGAAACTAGTGAAGAAAGATTTAGAAAAATGAAAGACGAAATGATAGAAATAGAAAAGTGTTATACCTAATGGCTAGTATTAATTGTAAAATAATAAATCCGAATTATAAAAAATTATTAAATGGTATAGATTCTTGGGCGCAATCAAAAGCAACTAGAAAGAATCTTAACAATCCATATGAAGCAGCTTTTAGAATGGTTTATAATAATTTTGAATTAGATTTAGATACGTTAAAATACGATAATGAACGGCAAGTATTAACTGAAGGAAGAGCTAATGGGTTTATAAAACAATTAGATAAACTTAATGATATGGTAGATTCTGGTAAAATAGATGGTGAGTATGCTCAATTTTTTTATCAATCTTCTCATTACGGAACTAAAGACCCTGTTATTGGTAGTTATTTAAAAGAAATGCAAAACTCTAGTTTTTTCTTTAGGAAAAATGAATTAAGAGATAGAAATAGATTTAAAGAAATAATTCAATCTTTGCAAAAAGACGCTGGTATTAATAGTATGCTTGGAAAATTAAAGTATAATCAAGCACAAAGAAAATTAACTAAACTAGATAATGATTTAATTAAAGCAATTAACAATGGTGATGATACAAAAGTATCTGAATTACAAAGAGAAATAAATGTTTTAACTACTGATGGTGAATTAAAATCTTTTGGCGATTTTATGGATGTTGTAGAAAGAGGATTAAAAGAGGCATCACAAGCAAAATATCTTCTTATAAAAGAAAAAGCAAAAAACGGTGATAAAAAAAGTGAAAAACTTTTAAAAAATATTGATGACGGAAAAGCTAGAGTAAGAC